ATATATTCTTGTTCTTTTTCATTTAATACAATATCTTCCCATAACCGATACTTAATTAACAGGTAAGGAAAAGCTAATGGATGTGGTTTTTTCTGTACTTTTTTTAAATCATCGCATTGCTGCCATTCGTAAGTAAACATTCGGCATTGAAACGCATCATCACGTGGAAACGGTTGATTATTAGATAAACAAATTATCGGAGTACGTAATAATAATTTATCACCCATATATTTAACTTTTACTGGGCACGTATCTCCTCCAAAAATCATTTTTAAAGTTTCCGCAGCAGATGATTCCATCATAGGTTCATTCCACATGATTACACGTTTATCAATACAATCCATCATCGGAAATGCGTTATATCGATTAAAATTACCGAGATGTCCACAATTTATACAAAATGCACATACACAATCAAAAAATAAATTTTTACCAGCACACGGTGGTCCCTTTACATGAATACAATTCTTTTTCGGTATAGTTTTATCTAAAACAGAAACTAAAGTCTCTAAAAACGGTTTAATTTCATCTTCTGGCATTTGAAATCTTAGTAGTTCATCTAAAATATAAACACTTGTACGTATATCGTAATAATAGTCAAATACCATTTCCGTAGGGCTAGCGTAAATTAATTTATCCACATCCAATTGTCTAGCATATTCAAATAATTCGAATAGAGTCATACGATTAAATTGAAAAGATATTTTACGTAATACACATTGAAACCAATTATACTGTGTATTTAACATATAATACTTAGAATTTATCCAATAACTGGTAGACAATAGATGACTTATTGGAGACGTGAGAAACTGTCGTATGTACTTTTCGACGTTAGTTGTCTTTCCTCCTTCTGCACTCCCGGCAACTTTGTCAGTTTCTTCGTTCCTAGTAGAAGGACCTGGTCTGCATGGATTGCCACAGGGTCCAATGGAGACGAAGTCACAAACAGGGCCCTCACTGCCGATGGTGTCTTCCACCATTGGCTCTTGTCCATCTTGCTCACCTCCTTGAACGAGTACTTCTCGATCTTGTAGACATTCAGTCCTTTCTCTCCCACAGATTTCCATGTAGACAAGTTTCCGTTCCGCTTTTTGGAAATACTCTGCGAGATTGACCCAGTGTTGGATGTCGAAGCGGTTGTCTCTAACAATTCGTTCAGCGACTGCTCGGCCGAAGATATTTCTGGTTTCGATGATTCGGTGACAGCGACATCTTTTACCTGATCTATGGCAGTCGTGCACAACGTGATAGTGGTCTCCGTGATCGCAAACCAAATAAGCTGTTCCTCGAAAATTTCCTTGTACCACTCTTTTAATTTCAGCATCAGCTCCTCGGATTGTTCCTTTCCGATATATTTGATGGGAGATTGAATTTCTTCGATACTGGTTCTCAAATCTTTCCAAGAATAATTTCCTGAGGAGCCTTCTTCTAGCAGTAGTTTCTCGCGGTAATTCGACAGCGCCTTCACTCGATGGTACCACAATAAGAATTGGTCCTTCTTCTGGTCCATCAGCAGCTCCTTCACTAATCTCCATAGACACATCTCCAGTATGTGCAGCTTCTCCAAATCCATCTTGTCCTCCATACTCGTTATTGGCAACAAATTCAATATTGTGGACATTTTGTTCTTGCTCACCTAGTATCTCGTTCAACAAGTCGAATTCTTCTTCTGTAGGTATATCTTCTCTAGCAAATAACTCGCCTGATTCACCCATTGGAATAATTCTTTGGGTAACAAGCATTGATTAATATAGTCTTCTTCGCCACTGCTACCTTCTCCGCCTCTTAGATAGACTAAGTCCGTTATCAGCCCATCTCAGGCTCACGCCTATCAGCTTATCATCTGTTATCTACTCAC